ACATTCCCAATCGCTTTCGCTGCAGCTCACGCCCTCGGCGAAAGCTTCGAGGTAGCAGGTGGCGTGATCCGCCATATACTCATCCATGCTGTCGTCGAATTCAGGATCGCTCGCGCCGTGTGCGTTGTAGCTGGTCTGAAACAATCCAGCTTCTGCGGTATCGCTGCTGACGTTCGACGCAGATTGGTCTCGGCCTTCGCAGTGACGGCCACTTGATTCCCGCATGCCGCTGCCGAGCATCAAAGCATAGAGATTCACGAGCACATCGAGACCGGCATGCTCGTTGCTGGCACCGAGCTGCGCATAGTCAGTGGCGTAAAGATTGAGTGCGTCTTTATCGGAATGCGTGCGCGCTTTCGTCATCTCGATCACGGTCGGATGATGAACGACGAACCGCACATAGTCCTGTGCAAAGGACAACGCCATGCCTTGGGTGTAGCCGGTCGGCGCCTGACCGCGATCGCGCCAGGCATAGCTGGCAATCGGCGAGTTTCTGGCGATGGCGCGCACCGCGAGCTGCTGCTCGGCCGTAAGCGCACCAGGCGGCGGCGCAGGCGGCGGCAATGGCGGTTTTTTGTCGTAAAGCGCGCCCCAAGTTTCTTGGCCACAGATTCCATCGATTTCTAAGCCGCGCGACCGCTGATAATTGGTCACTGCGGTATCAGTCAAAGGCCCAAAATCACCATCGGGATTGAGCCCCGCTCTATTCTGCTCATTGAGCATGATTTGCAAATCGACGACATCCGGTCCGTCGTCACCTTGTTCTAACATCGGCCGATCTTCGATCGGGATCTGTGGTTGCTCGCCTGCAGCGACCGGCCAGACGTATCGAATGACAGTACTCGGATCGTAGCTCGACACATTCACAGCATCGCTCTGATTGCCGCCACGGCAGCGCAGCATGTTATTGCTGCCCCATTCCTCGAATAGAGTGACATGCCCACCGCCAGAGCGCGTCATTACAACGATCGTGCCAGGCGTGAGACGCCCGGTCGCTTTGAAGTTCGCGGCATCATTCGCCCACGCCTGTGCCCACATCCAACGATCGGTATCGGTCGGCCCAAATACCGGACGAATACCAGCCTGAGTCATGCAATAGGCTACGGTCAATCCGCACCAGGCAATGTCATCGCCGGTGTAGCCATTGCAGTAAGCTTGCATCTCAGGATAGGTTAGCGCGATCGTCTCGACCCATCCCATGATGATCGGATTATTCGCGGGGCCGGCATATTCTTTGGTGCCCGTGATCGTTCGCATCACCTCTAGCCATTTCGGAACATCGATCATTTGATTTCGCCCCTCGATACCGGAATGCAATACGTAATTGTTCGCTCGACGGTTCGTTCCCAACGTTCACCATTCATGTGCTCGAGATAACCGACAAAGAGCATCAATGCAACGTTAAGAATGAGAACGCCAAGGATCACTGGCGTCGAGCGCAACGCATCGATCGCAGTCGAAGCGACCTTACCAGCTTCCTCAGTTGCGCCTGGATTCATTTCGATTTCATGAGGCAATGACGAATTGAAAGATGCGATCTGCCGTTTGTACAACTGGGTTATCGCGTGAACCTGATCGCACTTTCAAGTGAGCGCCCTTAGTTCCAAGAATATCAGTGACCAGAACCCAAGCCGTACCCGCTTTGCATGGCAGAATTATTTCTTTGCCATTCCAATCAAACCAATCACCGAACGTGATGCCATCGGCCGAGAGCTGGAATGAGATATTGGCAGGTGTCCACAATGCTGGAGCTACGACAAATACAGGATTGCCCGCGGTGGCATCGACAACTGATGACAAGGAGGTGCCAGCGGAAATCGTCCCTGACAGCGATCACAATCAACCCCAAGTAGCCCGGGACCGGGAGCCACCTTTCAGTCACGCCGCGGCACCCACAACACGCCCTCGAGCAGCGGTTTAGAACGCTTCCAATGCGCCTCCCACCGCGGCGTCGGCCAGCCCGACAACACCCCGTCGTCAACCTTGAACACCCGGCAGCGCCGGCAGCGGGCCTCGCCGGCAGGCGTAAGCACCCACGCGTGGGTGCAGCCCTCAACCCGGTCCCAAAAACTCACCGGCAGCCTCCCTATTTGTCCCCCCGCAAACCGGGCACACCGGCCGCCCACACGCCGCCTCGTGGTCCAAACGTGGCCACGTAAACAGCCCGGCCGTCGTCGCGGTTTTTCAAAATAAAATTCTCTCGAAGCAATGCATGGCATGCATAGCATCGCTTCCCGTGTGGGGAAAGGATTTTCTACGCCTACGACTGTTGTCGGCATTTGTAGCTCCTTCGAGCCAATAGGAAGCCCGCCTGTGCGTTTTGCGGGGGGGGGCCTTACCTAGATGACCCCCCCTCTAGAAAATTGAATTTCGGACGGCGAGGGAGATGGACATGACCCTCGCCGCCCCCGCGCCAGTCGCCGTCGTTTGTCCGTTCAGCCCGACGCGGATCTCAGTTTTGCGGGCTTAATTCTCTCAACGTCTGCAGTTCCTTTTCACGCTTCTCGATCGCTTGCATCACAGCGATGAAGGCTTTGCGCGCATGGCGCCCGCCCGTCGCAGCGCGAGCAGGTTGGCCGGTGTCATCCTTCATCCATACTGCAAAAAGATGCTCGATTTGCTCCCGATACGCGTTGGCAGCGGCATCTCGATCGAGTTTCAAAATCAGCTCATCATATTTCGATATCTGTAATCCATCGTCTGCGCTCGCGACCCGATAGCCCTCATCCGCATCGATATTCCAGCCGCCGGTGAACCATCCGGTCGATGCGATGATCAAGATCAAACCAATGACACCAGCCGTGACAATGATCACTCGCTCATTGATACTGTAATCTTCGAGCGGTTTCATGCTGAGCGATCTCATCGATGCAACGGTGGCCCGAAGACTTGCCATCCCAGGAGCAGAAACAGAATGAATAGCAGAACGGTGTTGCCTGCCATGCCGTAACCACCGACCATGCCGAAATGAACGAGCGCCCCGAATACCAGCCAAACTAGCATCAGGACCCAAAAACAGAGCCCAAGTGTCATGGCTTCCTCCTATAGCGAAGTGCTGTAATTGACATTGAGCGTATCGCCGTTGACAACCGCCTTATCGCCAGTAGCAAACGTGCCGGCAGACCAAAGTGTTCCGGCGGTGTTGTCCTTGGTGTTCAATGCGCCGCTGCCATAGCAGAGAAATGCGCCTTTGACTGTTCCGCTGCTCGTCATCGCGAACGAGAGCGCTGCAGATAGCGCCTTCGCCCCTGACGCCGCCGCCGTCCATACTGCAGTCTTGCGATTGCCAGAATAGGTCGGCGCGTTGGCACCACCGGCTTCGAGCCAACCGGCATGCGACGCCATCGTATCGCCAGCAGCAACGGCAGAAAATGAGACTGATGAGATCAGGCCCATATATGGACCGGTCACTGTGTACGCTGTACCGGCGAGGAACGTGTCGAGCGCCAAATTCTTGCCGACAGTCTGCACCACGTTATCGATGATCTCGCGCCACTTGAGAATACCATCGGCGCCGATACATTCGATTTCATAATGGCCATGCGCATCAATGCGATCGACCAATCCGGCGCCGCGGATTACAGATGCATCGTGATATTCGCGGGCTTGAGCGCGTTCTTCGGTCATTCTGATTGCTCCTTAGCTTTGCCAAGCTGCGAAGCCGCTCGGCATCGTTTGCGCAAAAGTCGTGGCACCAAAATTGGCGGTAAGATGTGGTGTTGTGCTGTTGCAGCTCACCAACGGATAGGCCGCGTTGGAAGTGAATAGCGAAGAAATATCAAGTCCGTTCGTGTTAGTCACTGGATTGGCTGCGCCATCATTCCACCAAGCGCTCGCGTTGAGCCGCATCCATATGCGTTTGTTATCGAGATCGATCGCAACGCAAACTTGTCCGCCTGCAACGATGCTCCCTCCCAACGTTTTTGCAGAAGGCCCACCATTATAATAACACGAGCCACCATCTAGATATGCAAGACAGGCATTGAGCGCATTGCTACCAACGGTCGTTAATCCTGCTGTAGAGGTTCCGATTCCAATGCCGGTATCCGCACCATTGCCTGTTGTCGATGTATCGCTCGTGAGTTCGAAATAGAATTTCCCGCTCGTTCTCGATGTTGTCGCCCGGACGCCGTTATCACCGGCGGCCGATATCGCCGCCGTAAGATTGCCGCTGGTCAGAACGATGTTGGCCGATTTGTCGCTTGGATTCCACGTCACTGTGGTAATCAGACCGATCGTAGCATCGAAATTATCAGCAGCATTCGCTGCTTCGGCCATGATCGCGCCGAAATAGGCATCGCAATTATCAAGCGCCGAAGCCGGATCATCAACGAGCGCGGCGAAAACGGTGCCAGTCGTTGGCGCATCGTCCGCTGATGCCGCTTCCGCAAGATCAGCCAGGAGCGCAGCTCGCCGCGGGACCATGCTTACGTTACAAACCAGCATTTCAATTCGTCTTTTTCAAAGTGATCGTCCAACGCCATAGCAATTGACGCGGAATCCCCATAGCATTCGAATCATCATAAAATGGCGTCGTTATTCCTATTGGTACATAGATTGCACCTGTATCGGAAATGAAAGTTGCATCCCAGGTCGCCGAATAATTCCAACTAAGTCCCTCTGAATCAGAGACCGACCAACTCGCATGATCGGTTGCGGCTACGTCGAGAGTGATACTCATCGCGCCTGTGCGGCCTGCCGGTTCACCCGGATAATTCTGGCCCGCCGAACCAACCCATGTCCCATGAACTACGCTACCCAAACTATCAGTTACCTGGTCAAAACGACCAGCGCCGGTTGACTGATCCAGAGCCCATATCACTTGAGCCGATGCACCGACATGAACTATGCCAGGACCCGGCTTTTCTCCCTTTTTGCCCCAATGTATTAAAATGATATTTTCGAGTGGATCGAGTGCTAATGCATCGGCCATCAGATATCAGTGCGAATGAATGGCAGGGTTACCGATAAACCGGATGGCGTTGCATTATTGGATTGCGTGACCTTCAATCCATAACGATCGCCCTCAACGAAATTCGATTGAGCCGGAATGCTGAATACACCGACCTGGCCGCCGCCAGCATCCACCGTTCCGCCAGCGGCGAATGTGATTGTGCCGATTTCAGTGCGATTTTTTTGGATGGATAATACAATATTCGTGGCACCGACAGCATTGTTGGCAACATCGAGATAGGCATAGGCATTGGCAGTTCCCGACGCCAAACTCATCGTGCGATTGGCAATGCCCACGAAAAACAATTCGCCGGCTGATCGTTGGATGCTACCCGGGACGAAAATCGCGGCATCATAATTCACATCGCGGATCGGCATCCAAAGCGAATAAAGCGGTCTGCTACTACCATCGACGGCATTCGGATCGAATGGACCTGTCGAGGGCGAAGTGTGTGGTTGAAGGACTTGATAGAATCCATTGTTAGCGGTGATCAAATCTCCGCGGATATATGGTGTGCTATTCGCCCAATCCCCGACATATTGCATCGTGGCGATCGGCAACAGAATGACTTGCGACGATCCATCGGTAAAATGGAACGTCATATCGATATCGGTGTATGTAACGGTGTCGATGCGCTTGCCAGTAGCAAGCGAAGTATTCAAACTGACGACGCGCTGATCGAGATCGTAAAAATTGCCATCGACCTGCGCAGCGCTATTAGGCGTGCCGCTACCCGTGCCCCATGCGCCCGTCGTAACGTAGACGATCGTCATCGTTCTCGATCCATCATGCTTGTTTTTTCTGTTTAATCACATTTTGCCGCAAGGTTTCGACATTATCAGGCAAATCATCAGTTACAGGCGTGAATTGATAAGTCGTAGTCTGTTTCTTTACATCAGATGGATCGGCGGAAATGGTTGACGTGTCCATCCACAGCTTATTAATTACATCGATATCTAGATAGTTGTCGTGATTATCGGGTTGATAAACTCTCACTGTGTCAACGCGCCGTTTCTTTTCCTTATATTTTGGCGTCGATGAACTGAAGCTGACACTATATGGAAGTTCGAGATATCTGCCGCTCGCGCCATGGATCGTTGCCATTCCTTGCGTGGGACTGCCTGCACTAGGCGATGAAGGTTGCGCCCTTCCAGGCCGAATATTCGGGACGACAGCAGGGCGAACGACATTTTCAAAACTCATCACACAGTCTCCAGATTATAGCCCATTGGAATTTGCAGATCCGACATCGCTATCACATAATCGGTTGTGAATGATCGCGTCATGCTCTTGAGCTTGAATGTTCCGGTCACTTCGTATTGTTGCAATACGATTTTTGATGCTTCTTGGCGTGATGCAAGTAAATCTTCCTTGGGGCTGAAGCTATTTGTCTTAACTGCAGCGTGACCCGGAAGCGCAGAAGGATCAGGAGCATCCGGACTGCCAGTTTTGTTTGGTCCGAATTTCACAGATAGAGGAATCTCGATTGCATCTGCCGCGTTATTAAAATGCCCAAAATTGATTCCATCATCATTAGGCGCGGCCGATGGTGGCCCATATGCCACCGATGCGTCGCCGCTGAATGCCAGAATAGTTCGTCCGGTAAATTGTTGATAATCAGGACCGCAATAACTTATGCTGCAATACGTCGGACCACCGGGCGATGCTGTCACCGTTCCACCGCGGCCGATTGCGCATCCGATTTGGATTTCACACTTGATCGTTCCATCAGAACCATCCAATGCAACCGAATAATTGATGATCTTGCCTAATGCGCTGCCGACGCGAGGTTCTGTGAGAGATGCATTCTTGCGCAATGTGATCTCAGGCATGCGTTCGAGCTTAGGCGCGAACGTAATTTCAACAACGCGAGCGCGCTTCATCAAATGTGCGCGTGCATACGCGATCAAGTGTTGAAGACTTTGATTCCCACGAGACGTAGCAATATAAGAGCGCCCGCCAGAATTGCCCATTGGCGGCGATGTGCCTTCGGTCAAATTCACCGACCGGATATCATTGATCAACAATGCTTCACCATCGGCAGGATCAGTCGAAATCGGTTGCACATTAGCGAATAATGAAAACGACACACGTTCCGTGCATTGTCGGTTCGCAGAATAGGCAGCCACGAGTGTCGGCTTGATTTCTTGCACACAATAGAAACCACGGGTAGCTTGAATGTTACGACTAAAAGAAGACGCATATGTCTCTTTCGGTGCGAGCGGATCAGCAGGATCACCAATATCGGAATCACCTTCAGAATATTGGATTCGGATTTCATCGCTGAGAATTACCGCACCGCTTAGGCCAGTGCTAGGATTCGCTCCCACATAAGCAATGTTTTCCGTCGTCGTTTGAGTGCTCGTCGTACCGCCGACCATATCCCCGCCCATTCCGATCAGCAGTGGCATCTGGATCGTCAGAGTATTGGTGGAGGTGAAATTCTTAACCGTGTAATCGATCAAATCGCTGGCGCTCGCTGACTCGACTGTCCATCCATCGCCAAGTCCCGCGCCGGATTTCGGCCAATCCGATGCCCACAATGCATAAGAAGTGATGATGCCATTGTGGGAACCCGGCCAACCACCAACAATCGCTTGCGTCAAATCGACTATGCCGCGTGCTTGTTGCGTCCAAGTAAATTCGGCATTTACATCAACGCGCGCTAGCGGACCGCTGGTGAGCTGCAGGCCAAGCCCATCATAGAATACCTTGCCGGTATCGGTCGTATCATCGAAAACAACAGTGCCATCTTCACCCGTAATTTCATCCGAAACGGTGATGAGATGCGTCTCGCGATCATAATGCCAGATTTTTGTATAACCTTCGAGCACGACATCGGGATCGTCGCGCCGCAATGGATCGATCACTGCCTCATCATAGTACGGTAGCACGCGCAGCGAATCGGCAAGCGAATTTTTTTGAGTTACCGTATCGATTGGCTTTGCGACGAATTCCAGCGTAACCAGATCCTGAAATAAACTCGTCGGCACGCCGATCAAGCGGCCGCGAAACCGGATTAGAGCAGGACCGCAATCGAGCGCGAACCAGCACCAGATTTTGCGGCCTGGGCCGAGCAGACCGATCGGATCGCCGGTCGCATTGCGTGGTCTGCGAACGGCAATAGTGAGGCTCGCGGGATCGCCCTCCTGTTGCGATAGCTTGAACGAAAAAATGCTTTCATCCCATCGCAAATGCCCAGAATTGAACGTTGTTTCTGACGGATCGATCCAGGCGAAATATGGATAACCGGCTGCCATCTATCAAAATGATCTCTGTTCAGCTTCAAGATGCCATGCGACTTCCGATGCCCATTCATCGCGCGACGTATCCCAATGTGTCACCTTGGCAAGAATGACCAAAGGATTACCGACACCAATGCCGGGAATGCAGGTGATGGTGACATTCATGCCAGGCCAGACGGTATCGAGAACGGGCGCCTCGTGATCCGTGCAGGTGATCGATACTTTGTACATTTGAAATTGGGCGACAGAAATGTCTACCAAAACGCCGCGGCAATCACGTGCGAGATTCTTTGCCTGATCGATCGGCGTGAGCGTCATGGTGATGCCGCGCACGGCATAATCGGAGAAATCGATCGCATCGATCGCCAACAATGTATAAGGCGGCGAATGCGTCAGAGGCATTAGGAATACCGACTAGGCTTGCGACCGCCGGATCGGACTTGCGCCAACGCTGCCGCATTGCGCAATTGATCGATCACCGCGGCAGAGGCACGCAATCCGGCGATCGGCGGCACGCCGGGAAAATTGATTGTCACATTGCTTCCGACCAATCCGCCATCAGCAAATCCACGGATTGGCCCGCCGAGGGCGAACCGTCCCATGCCATTGAACACGCGACCTAAGTCGCCGCCGCTACGGCGCAGCGCCTCGAGGAATGCCAGCACGCCGGGCTGCGCCACCGCGCGCGCCGGCATGATGTGCTCGCCGCGCGAAACCCAAGCAAGATTGCTATCTGATGTGCCGGTACCAGTTCCCCCGATCATGCCGCCTGCGGCCATGCCTTCCATCGCGGGAGGGAAAGGAACTCCGGTTGCTTGAGCTGCAGTCGATCTCATGGATGCGATACCGCTCGAAATTTTAGCCAGAAGAATTTCGACATTTTGCTCAAGAATTTGCAGATTTTGCATTATTTCATTGCCAAGATTACCGATGATTGTCTCACCGGCTCCGGTCAAGGCATTGGCAAATGCATTTATCAATGCTTCGCCGAGTGCCTGCCCTCCTTGAATTATGATCGGCGATAGGGTTGCGAACGCTTGGGTAAATGCTGGTCCTAATCGACTAGGTAAATTGCGGATTGCTTCTTCAAGTGGCATTTTTTCGAAATCTTGCGCGATTTGAATTGTCGCGGTATTGGCGGCGGCAACAATAGCTGTGAATGCCGGTGCAGCTGCTGCTCCAATTTTATTCATCGCTGCCGTTGTTAGCGCGGTAAATTGATTCCACGCCTGCGCCATTTGCTGTAATGCCTCTTGATTGCTCGTCGTCAACGTCAAGCCGAGCAATTTCGCTTCTTCTTGCAATCCTCGAAGGATTTGGCTTCCTTGCCGCAGGGTAGCAATTTGTTCTGGCGTCAATCCCAATTTCTCGCCGATCTTAGCGGCATCCGCAGCAGACATACTTTTCAATATGTCGGCGAGTTGTAGCCACCGCTCGTTCGAATCACTCACCTTGGCCAGGGAGTTGAGCACCGCCTTGGTTTGTGTATCGAGCGTTGTGAGACCATTCGTTATTCGATTTCCGACGCCGAGCACAGCCTCGCCCAAATGCGCGTAATGTTGCGAGACTGCATCGATATCGTTGGCCCACGCGATCAACGCCTTTCCTTGTTTGTCGCCGAGCATTTCCAAGGCATTCTGCGCCTTGATTTTCTGTGCAACATCATCGATCGAGCTAGACAACTTCGCCATCGAAGACCCGAATTCTTTGGCCGAAGTGCCGCCAGCGGCAAACACTTGCTGCATCGCCGATAGATTTTGGAATGTTTGACCAGTGACGGCTTGTAAGCTCGATAGCGATTTTTCGAGTTGGCTTGCTGCGCTTGCAAACCTAACCATCGCTCCGACCGCAGCAAGCGTCGCAGCGCCAGCGACAGCGCCTAATGCTTCGGTGAGACCAACGACTGCTTGGGTAGCACTGGCAGCCGTTTGTTCAATCCTTTTGAATCTCTGGTTGACCTCTTCGGCACCAGTAAGACCGATTTCGATCTGTAGCTTATCGGCCATGCATTAATCCTTGAGATATCCGTTAAACAGCGCTTGCAATTTTGCTACGTTTTTCTTGGCGATTTCAAAGATGTGCCATTTCTTCCGGATGCGAGCGGTTGGAACGCCGATGTAGAGCGGCTTGCGATTGCGCGAGCGATCGGCAGCATCGAATAGAACGGGCTGCCCGCGAACGTTGGCATAGACCAATTTTTTTCCCGATCTGCTTGGCGGCGGTAGCCCACGTATCGTGGGTATCCAGAGCAATGGCTTGCCTTTAATCGTCGCGCCATGCTCGAAGACAGTAGCGATCGCATAGCGATGAAAAATGATTGCTTTGGCATTGGGCAATGTCTTGCCGCCCTGCAAACCCTCAAATCTGTCTCGCAATCCTTGTACCCAATTCGTACCAAATCGACCGGATATTTGGATGTTGAAACGTCCTTCTCGAACGATGTTATTGGCGGTCTGCCGCAATGCTGCAGCATATGCGAGCGCGATTGCCTCGCGCTTGCCTTCGATGATTTCGGCCCAAGCCCGCGGATTTTTGAAGTTGATTATTCGTCCGGCCATTGCATGCGATCGAGTTCATCACTGAATTGTAGATAAGCTGCAATCTGCCGCGGCGTCAGCATCATGGCATAATCTGGTGGAAATCCTCGCCGGATGAGGGCTGTAACGGCAAGGCCGATTTCCGCAAGCGGACTTTGTATATTTTCTTTACTCCTTCGTCTGCGCCGCGGCTCATGAGTGCGCTCAATTGCTCGATGAAGGAGCCAAAACCGTTTGGGAATGTTAGGCCGATGATGGCTGTAACGAGTTTCAATTGATCTTCAACCAAAAGATTACCAGCGCGTTGTTCCCGTTCTGCATCGCCAAGATAGCCACAGCCAGCAGCAATGATTGGCGCGATCGCAGCTCCGAAATGCTCGATCAAATGCCATCCGAGTTTATCGTTACCGCCACCCAATAATGATGCAAGCTTTGGAAAGCGTGACACGATTGACGCGAGGGCATCGGCGTTCAATCCATGGACGAGCAGGCGCGTACCGCCATCGACTTTGACGACTTCGACCGAAGTCGAGGGCGCGATATCGAGAAGATCTGCCATATTGTTTCTCCACGGTTTAGGTGTAAGTGAATCCCGAAGCGAGTGTACCATTGCCAGTCGGTTGTACGACGACAACGGAAACGGCGCCAACCGCATGGACTGGTGTCGTGCAAGTGATTGTGGTCGAATTGACAACCGAAAATGAGGTTGCTGCCGTGCCACCAAAGGTAGCGCTTGTTGCACCTGTAAAATTCGTTCCTGCAATGGTAACCGCCGTGCCGCCGGCTGCCACACCGGTACTCGGCGTCACGCTTGTGATAGTCGCAGGCCCAGGCGGTGTGCCCTGTTCTCTGATCGTCCATTTTCCAAACGAACCATCGGTAGCATTTGCCTGCACTTCGGCCTCGATCTCGATCGTCGAGAAATCATCAGAATCGGTAATGAATTTGAAATCACCAGATGGGACGAATGAGACGGTAGCAGTGAAGTCCACTTGCTGACCGATCGCATTGCTGCCAGTGACTTTGATATCGCCAGTGAAAACGGTCTTCGTTAGACCGGTAAGCGTAACGAAACCAGTTCCAGCCGTTACAGTAGCGAGCGCAAAATATGACAGATTTTGACCTGTGATTTCATCCAAGATGAATTTGATTGTTGCGCCGATCTCTGTGATTGCCGTGAAATCTTTGGTCTTGACGCCCTGGCGCGATGAGAAATGTTCTTTTTTGGCGACCGTTGGCGTGTAAAGAAACGACGGTGAATTGCCAAGGTCGAGATAGCTCGGTTGCCCCGTTTCTTTGAACGAAACAATCCCTTTGCCGATGTGATAATTGTTAACGTTCGGCATTGTAACGGTCATGGCAGTCTCTCCTTTCTAGAGTTGATCGGGCTGCAGCGCATATTTGAACAGGAATTGCGCTCTCAGCGCCCCGTACATTGAACGCATCCAACCGACATCGGTTTGACATCCAAGATAGCGGATTGCGCCATTTCCGAAGCGGCCCGTCTTCACGATTTGCTCGTTCAATTGCGTATCGGTCAGAATGCTTTTGACCAATTCGCGTCGCAATGTAGTGAGATCGGAACCAACTTCATTGGCCTGTTCTGCAATGATGATCTCGGGCGTCATATGCACCATCGAAGGCCGATTAGACGGATGCATCGATAAATCCGTTCCGTCTCTAGATTCTTCATCACCATCATAGATGATCGCCGCTGGTAGCAAATCTTCCGGAAAATCGACGCTGTTGCGCTGTGCCGAGCGCATATTTGGAATGCTACCGACTATCACAAGCAAGCGTGCAAGAATGTCTTCGCGAACGTCGGTCATGGCGCGGCCTTGAGCAAAAATCTTACATCGCCTTGGTCTTCGCCGTTTGGACTACCGCGGATTTCATGGGAATAGACAGTCCAATTGCGGCCATTAAAACTCAATGAAGCACCATCATAATTACTGCGTTCGATTCCTTTTGCCGTCAGTTCCGGAATGCGAGCAAAGGCACCTGGTGCAACGCCGCGCACTTCCAAAGAACTCGTTGTCTGCGATGTCGGCCGCGTGTGATCGATGACAGTAATTTGAACCGCGGGATTTGTCCCAACGGTCAGCGTTGCCGGTACTCCAAGTATGGCGTGCGCAGGATCAAAGAGCAGCGTGCCAAAGTCATGCGACATAGAAGCGCCGATAAGGTTGAATGAGATCGGTCACGGATGCCGTAAGATGTTGTCCGGTCGAGCCTGCCGCAAATGATTGCGACACGTAAGTGACTCGAGCGTCACCATATTGCACTTCGCGGATGGTTGGATCGCGATTACCAGATTGCCGATTTTGATTGATGGTCTCGATGATGGCGCGTTGCAATCGCGCTGGTGCTTGTTCTGGCAGATCGTAGCCGCCGGAATAGGTCACGGTGATCGGATTGGGGCCAAAGCCGTAGAACTGCCATGCGCCATAGACGTATTGATTGGCAGGCAACCATAGCCGGCCGCTCGCCGGATCAAAGGTGTAGTCTGTGATTGTCGTGCTTGAAATCACAACGCTGGTGATGCTGACGACCGGATAGAGCGATAAAACCAAAGCTTCACGCCTGCGCACGCTCTCACCAGGATCGAGCGTGAAAATCTCTTGCGCTTGCGCCAATCCAAAACGACGATCGCAATATTCTGCAATGATCTGTGATTGAAAGGTGATCGCCGCCTGCAGCTCGGCATCCTCGCTCGTGTCCGTAATGCCAAGCGCGAGCTTGAGATCGGCGAGGCTGATGAGATCAGGCCCAGCGCTCGCCGGATCTTCGCTTTGAATTTGAAGGGTCGAATGCATTATTTGAACCTAACGATTTCGGGCGCGCGTTTTTCATCCGAACGAATATCGCGGCCATCCTTTCCACATCTAACAGCAAGTCGCCATTCCTCGGATTTGCCTGGCCTAGCGGTGGTCATAGTCTGAGCAATAAAAAAGTTTCCACCATAACTGACGCCATCGCCGGCAAGATAAGTTGCGCTCTCTTGCCATCGACCGGCATCGAGCACGACGGCCGTTTTGATTTCGTGCACGGTATCGCCCAAGATCCAACGCAATGTCCGGCCGCCATCCGGCGTCATTATCTTTCCGGTTTTGAGCGTCCGTTCGACTTGTTCAAGCACATATTCCTGCAGAAACGTCAAATCGCTGGCATTGCGGCCAGGTTCGCCCTTTGGGCCACGCTCGCCTTTAATGCCGGTTTCGCCTGGTGGTCCGCGCTCGCCCCGTGGCCCAGGGATTCGAGCAAGCGCACGGACTTCGGCGAGAGCACGTTGGCATAATGCAAGACAGACGCTGATTGCCTCATTGAATGTATATTGTGGGATTGGGATTATCGGATTTTCACTCATATCCCTTGCCCTATGCTGCAAGTAAGAATGTCATCACAGCAGCCTCATCATCGTCGTGTCGACCGATCGCACTGCCATTTAATTTTATATCGATCATCCCCGAAGCTTCGCCGGCGGCGCCGGCAGTGCCCTTGCCTGCGATCGACAAGCCTTTGAAAATACCGACTGCAGCAGCTTGGACGCCGACTGCTCCGGCCGCGGCACCGGACCTGCCAAAATTTGCGCGCCCACGGCCGGCGATACCGACATTGCCGATTGCCTCGCCTTCGAGTTCGGGCAGAACGCCATAGCCATAGCCGACCACCGCGATCGGTTTGCGCGGACGATAAATGCCGCCCGCAACCGGCAATGCGATAGAAATAACTTCGGCATCGGCGAAATCTCTGGCGCCTTCAAGAATGCCGCCATCCGCAGTCGGCCAGACCGTATTGTCGGCCGAATAAGCCGCGGTGTCGGCTGTGATGGCCGTTGCGACCGGTTCATAAATGTCTGCCGTGATGAAATTGGCATTGATGACGGCATTATTACTATCGGTCGCGCCGACAAGAATGCCGCCGTCCGCAGTCGGCCATGTCGCGTTATCAGCGCGATATGCTGTTGTATCGGCAGTAACGACTGCATCGATCGGCTCATAAAGATCAACGTTAAAAATTGCCATTTCTTTACATTAAGTTATTCACCACGGTTTCGACTGTCGTTTGCAATGCTGCATCGGTGATGGCGGCACCATCTTGTTGGACTTGGTTATCCATTACGACCGGCGGCGTCGTTGTTTGGCCGGCGAAATCGGGATTGGACGTTGCTTGTTGAGCCCAGCGGATTCGCGTGTTATGCGCCGGTGTCGATGATGCCTCGTTGAAAATATAATTGGCATAATGAAGACAAGCGACTTTGACGCGTGCAATGAATGGCTCATCTTTCATTAACGCTGCACTTTCTGCATAAGTCAGTGCCATGTTTATCTCCCTTGTCTCAGTAGATTTCCCGAACGATGATGATACCCGCGGCGCCGTTGCCGCCAGCACCGGGTGATCCACCACTACCAACCGAACCGCCAGAACCGGCCGCACCAATGGCATAGGCATAAGTTGCGGCGGGCGTATTGATGATGACTCTCAAATAACCGCCGGCCGCGCCGCCCGCACCGCTCGCACTGGTTCCACTTCCGCCGCCGCCACCACCTGATCCGGTATTGGCTGAAGCAATAGCACCGGCGCGACCGTTGCCACCGCCGCCAGCTCCGCCGTAAGGCGTTGCTCCGCCTTGACCACCCGCACTTTCGGTAGCGCCAGCACCAATGCCATCTTGCCCACGCGCGCCGATGACGCTTTCTATGGTGCCAGCACCCGCAGTTACAGTTCCGCCTGGACCAGATTGATAATATGCTAGATTGACGCTGCCGCCGTTGGCAGCCCAACTCGCACCAAACGTCGTGTTACCACCAGCCGTCCCGACCCCGCCGCCACCGCCGCCACCGCCGCCCGCACCGCCGCCGATCAGCGTCACCTCGATCTGCCGAACACCAATCGGCGTGGTATACGTCCCGCTGCCACTCGTGAATGTCTGATACGTCGGCACATTGCCGCCGCCTGACGGAACGATGCCGATGTACTCGGTGACGATGCAGATACCAGCGGAGCCGTTGCCGCCTGCTTGTGCTGCTCCTCCAGCAAAACAATTTCCACCACCTCCACCAGAACCATAACCAGTAGCTGCATTACCTGGACCACTTATATTTCCGCCAAAGGCTGCACCCCCGCCTCCATAAGCAGAAGAACCACCCGCTGGCGAAGCAACAGCAGTCGCAATGCTGCCACCTGCCGTACCACCAAATCCCGGTTCTCCGGTGCCGGTTATATCGCCAGTTCCAGCTATGCCACCAGCACCACCATTGCCGGCACTATTTGCCGATTGACCCCCGCCGCCGCTGCCGCCTTTACCGATACAAAGCGTACCAAAACTGGTATCAAGACCTGCTACACCATTATTATTACCGGCCGCACCACCAGCACCAAATGATCCGATGGTGATTGTTTGAGAAGCACCAATCTGTGCCGCTGTTAAATATTTTCGTGAGTATCCACCAGCTCCCCCGCCGCCGCCTTGTCCTTGGTTGGATGAAGATGCGATACCGCCGCCACCACCGCCACCACCAACGCATTCCACCACCGCCGAAATCAGATTCGCGCTCGGAACATAACTACCGCTCGCGGTGAAGGTCTGTACCTTAACTTGTGTCGTCCCGCCGCCACCGCCTGCAGGTGCCGCCCAGGTCGCATCAGCTCGGAGAAAATTCGCTGTACCACCGCCGGAAGGTGGCGCGAGACCTTTAAGCGCGCTCGTGAAAACGTCGAGCATCGCAGTTGTTTGCGTGCCCGTGAGATCGATCGGTGCCGCGGCGCTGACAGTATTGTTGCCCTTGATTGTGCTCGCCGGGCTGTTCGCATGCTTGGCATTGGTCACTGCACCGTTGGCGATCGTCGTGGCCACGCCATCGGCCGCAGCGGTCACGTCGCCAGTCAGCGCAGCGCGAATTGCCTTGACCTGGCCTGCTGTAGTCCAATCCCAAGTAATCGCTGTAGCATCGGTAATGACACGCTCGGCGGTGAGCGTTGCATCTGCGCTTTTGGTGAGATATTCGGCGCTCGTTGGCGCGCCACCGCCACCACCGCCGCCGCCCATGACGGCGACCAGCACACGCGCATTGTTGAATAAGGTGCCGCCGGAATCCGAGCAGCTAACGGGAAATTGCACGTAGCTCGTTTGATCGATCGGCGTTGCAGTGACAGTAAATTTTCCGAAATTGACGTTGTTATCTTGATCTTGAATGATCATCACCGTCCCGACCGGCATTTCGGTTAG